TCTAAATCGTGGACAAATTAAAAATGTTGTTCGTTTAGCGTTCAACCCTTCTAAGACTTTGAGAGACAATCTCTACAAGCTGGTATTAACCCAGTGGTTACATTCCCAGGAGAAGGTACTGTATTGTTTGGTGATAAGACTCTATTGGCTAAGCCAAGTGCGTTTGATCGCATTAACGTGCGTCGTCTATTCATCGTTATGGAAAAGGCGATTGCAACTGCTGCTAAGTTCCAGTTGTTCGAATTCAACGATGGATTTACTCGTGCGCAATTCAAGAACTTAGTTGAACCATTCCTACGTGACGTACAAGGTCGTCGTGGTATTACTGATTTCGTTGTTAAGTGCGATGAGTCTAACAACACAGGTGAAGTTATCGATCGTAACGAATTCGTTGCTGATATCTTCGTTAAGCCAAATCGTTCTATCAACTTTATCACTCTCAATTTCGTTGCTGCTCGTTCTGCGATTAACTTCTCAGAAATCGGTGCGTAATTCAAGATAAATAGATAAGAACACAAGGAGAATTAAATGGCAAATATTGCTGACTTCAAAGCGCAGATGATCGGTGGCGGTGCTCGCCCAAATCAATTCCGTGTTGAACTTTCATTCCCAACCTTTGTTACATTGGGTGTAGTTGCAGGGCAGAGAGCACAGTTTTTGTGTAAAGCTGCTCAACTACCTGCTTCCACTATCGAAACATTACCTGTTTTGTTCCGTGGTCGCCCAGTTAACTTTGCTGGTGAAAGAACTTTCCAACCATGGACTGTTACAATTTACAACGATACTACTTTTGGTATTCGTAATGCACTAGAGCAATGGCAATCTGGTATTCAGAACTACAACACTACTAATGGTCGTGTTAATCCTACTGACTATCAAGTTGACTTAAATGTTCACCAGTTGGATCGCAATGGTGCAATTATCAAGAGTTATACTTTCGTTGACGCTTTCCCAACTACAATTTCTGCCGTTGGTTTAGATTACGAGCAACAAAATGCAATTGAACAGTTTGACGTAGAGTTCCAATACAACTACTTTACATCAGCTACTGGTGCAGCTTCTGGCTTTGGTGTCAATGTTTCTATTGATACTCCAGTTGGTAGCTTCCCACTTTAATAATTAACTGAAGGTTTTTACATTATGCAGATATTTGGGTTTGAAATAAAACGCAAAGAAAACGAGACACTACCTAGCGTAGTGCCTCCTTCAGCACAAGAAACAGGCGCAACCGTAGTAAACACTGGTGTAAATGCTGGTGGTTATTACGGTATGGTCATGGATCTTGAGGGTGTCATTAAAAACGAAAACGACCTAATCCGTCGTTATCGTGAAGTTGCTCAATATAGTGATTGTGATAATGCAGTTGAGGATATCATTAATGAAGCGATTGTAGCTGATGAAGAAAAGACATCAGTTGAAATCGTATTAGATGATGTTAAAGTTTCTTCTAATATCAAAACTAAGATAAGAGAAGAATTTAATAATATTCTTCGCATTCTCAAGTTTAACGAGAGAGCGCATGAAATCTTCCGTAGCTGGTATGTTGATGGAAGATTATATTATCAAATTCTTATTGATGAATCAAAAATTAAGGATGGTATCGTAGAATTACGTTACATTGATCCTCGTAAGATTCGTCGTATTAAAAATGTTAAAAAAGCAAGAACACCACAAGGTGTTGAAGTTGTAAAAGAAGTAGAAGAGTATTATCTTTACAACGACAAGGGTATCACTGAGCAAACAACGCATGGTGTTAAACTTGGATTAGATTCAGTGGTCTATTGCCCATCAGGTTATGTAGACTCGAATACTGGTATGGCAATGTCTTATCTACATAAGGCAATTAAACCAGTAAATCAATTAAAGATGATTGAGGATTCCCTTGTCATCTATCGTATTAGCCGTGCACCTGAACGAAGAATTTTCTATATCGATGTTGGTAATTTACCAAAATTGAAAGCAGAACAATACGTTAATGATATCATGAACAAGTTCCGTAACAAGATTGTTTATGATGCAACAACTGGTGAAACACGTGACGATCGTCGCCATCTTTCTATGATGGAAGATTTTTGGATGCCACGTCGTGAAGGTGGTAAGGGTACAGAGATTACTACACTTCCAGGTGGTCAGAATTTAGGTGAGATTCAAGATATTGAATACTTCCAGAATAAACTTTATCATGCATTGAATGTTCCAATTAGCCGTATGCAACAGCAACAAGGTTTTAGTATTGGTCGTTCAACAGAGATTAGTCGTGATGAAGTTAAGTTTAATAAGTTTATTGTTAGACTTCGTAAGAAATTTAATGCATTGTTTAACCAAGCACTTCGTGTTCAGTTAATCTGCAAAGGGATTATTCGTCCAGATGAATGGGATGATATCCAGTTTGCTATTAAGTATGATTATCTTGAAGACAATCATTATAGCGAACTAAAAGATTCTGAAATTCTACAACAAAGAATGGGATTGTTACAGTTGATGGATCCATACATTGGTAAATATTACTCAATGGAATGGGCTCGTAAGAATGTTCTTCACCTCGATGAGAAAGAAATCAAAGAGATTGATCAACAGATTGAAAACGAGAAAGATCAAATGATCGCCAATGCTGAGACCCAAGGACAGATACAATTGGCTATGCAGCAACCACAAATGGATGCGCAAGCCCAGCAACAACAGGCAATGCAACAGCAACAACCTCAGCAAGATCAGGGTGCTCCTGATCAACAAACAGCTGATGCTGAAGCAGAACAAGATGCTGGGCAGGATACGGATACACAACAGAGCAAAGGGAAAGTTACCAAATTAAAAACTGGTACTTGGCCAAATTAATAGGAGAATATTATGAGTGAAACAGTACAAAATTTAGTCCAAGCAATTAGAGCTGGCGATGCACTTGAGACAGAAAATGCGTTTACAGATGCAATGGCAGAAAAGTTATCTACTAGATTAGATAGTATGCGTCAGTCCGTTGCACAGAGTATGTTTACACAAGCAACAGAACAAGAAGCTGAACCAGTTACTGAACCTACTGCAGAAGAGTAATGCGTTACCACGAGTTTACAAAATCTCTAAAGAGATCTGATATTGTTGAAAGTATCAGATCCTATCTTCAGTTAATCGAAAGAACTGAAGACGGTAAGGTTTTGGTAAATGGTATTGAAACAGAATTTACGAGTTTAGAAGAAGCAAGACAATACATTAAACAAGATTACATTTCACATCAATTAGAAGAGCAAGTATCAAAAGACTTATACGAGGAACTATCAGAACATACTGTCGCAAATATTATTAAAGAATATCACGATATCAAAGTTACCGATACATTAATCGAAAATTATATACAGCTTGCTTCTTCTCACATGTTTAGTGTAGACCCAGTTGTTCAAGGTATTCGTTCTCTTAATAAACTGGACAGATTGGTTGAGGGTAAATTGCATTATGTTCTTAATGATGAGTCAATTGTAACTATTGACGAGCGTACTCAAATGCGCCTAAATAACTTATTACAGAATCAAACAGATATTATTGAGTATATGAGAGAGTCAAAAGAGAACTTCTTTCATGTGCTTACAAAATTAGAGGAACAATAAGATGGCAATGACTATCACGACATTAAAGAATACAAATCAGGAAACTGTGATTCATTTCGCATCTTCCCTTGCAGAGTCTGGCACTGTTACTATTGCTAACTTAACTGCATCTACTCAAGCAAGAAACAGCGACACACCTACAGTCAATATCGTTAAATGGTCGATCTCTGGTGAGTTGGCTTCAAAGGTTACTATTAATCGCAACAGTACAATTGTTATTGCATGCGCACCTGAGAATGCTCCTTATGCAGAATTAAATGCGTGGGGTATTCCATTGACTCTTCATAACACTTTTGATATCGTTATCACTAATGGTGCAGCAAAAGATGTTACTGGTATTTTGGTTCTCCGTAAAGTTGCTGGCTGGTCTACTAAAGTTGAGCATGCTACTTTTGGTGCTTACGATAATCCAGCTGTTGTAGGAAGTTAATCATGAGACTAATTAGAGAAGTTTTCGAACAAACAAATACTATTGTTGAGTCTAAACTCGGCAAAGGAAAAGAATATTTTATTGAAGGAATTTTTCTTCAATCTGAACTGAAAAACCGTAATGGTCGTATGTATCCAGAATCAATTATGGATAATGAAGTAGGTCGTTACATTAAAGAATCTGTCGACAAGAATCGTGCCTATGGCGAACTCGGTCATCCAGATACCCCCTCCATTAATTTGGATCGTGTGTCACACATGATTGTTAGTTTACGCAAAGAAGGTACTAACTACATCGGCAAAGCGAAGATTCTAGAAACCCCAATGGGTCAAATTGCACGTGGTCTTTTAGATGGCGGTGCAAACCTTGGAGTATCTAGCAGAGCATTGGGTTCCCTTCAAACAAATAACGAAGGTGTTCAAATTGTTCAAGACGATTTTATGCTGTCCACTGCAGCTGACATCGTTGCCGATCCGTCTGCTCCAGATGCGTTCGTTAGAGGTATTATGGAGTCAAAAGAGTGGGTCTTTGTTGATGGAAAGTTTGTGGAACAACATATTGAGGAAGCACAGCGTTCTATTCGCAAGGCTTCTTCACGCAATTTACAGGAAGCAAAGATTTATGCTTTCCAAAAGTTTCTGAGTAAAATCAGATAAATTATAAATAATTTAATAGAACTATCCAGTTACAGGAGAAAACGATGTCAATCGAACAAAAAATCGCTGAAATTTTAGCTGAGTCTAATAAACAAAAATTAGACGAATTTAAAGTACAAGGCACAGAAGGTGGTATGGATCCAGGAACACATGGTGCTGTTGCAGGCAATCAAGCTGTTATCCGTGATGCATCTAATAATGTACCAAATGGTGGTGAAACACCTAATGCAGACAATGCAAAGAATAATGTTGATAACGAAGATGAAGCTGCAAATGCTACATCCCAGAAATCAAACCCTGCTACTGCTAAAGCAGTTGCTGGTGATCAAGCAGTTATTCGCACAGGCACTAGCGTTAAAGAAGACGTTGATGCATTGTTGAATGGCGAGGAACTATCTGAAGAGTTCCGTGCTAAAGCAGAAACTATTTTCGAAGCTGCTGTTTTGACTCGTGTCAAATCAGAAGTGGCTCGTATTGAAGAAGAATTCGAAGCGAAACTTGCTGAGCAAGTTGAGCAGAATACACAGGGAATTGTTGAGCAAGTTGATGGATACCTCGGTTATATTGCCGAGCAGTGGATGACACAAAATGAAATTGCCCTAGAGCGTGGTATGAAATCCGATATTCTTGAAGGTTTCATTGGCGGTCTGAAGAATTTATTTGAAGAGCATTATATCGATATTCCTGAAGAGAAATTCGATGTGCTTGGCGAAATGGAATCTAAGATCGATGAATTGGAAGCAAAACTTAACGAACAAGTTGCAGCTAACATTGAATTAAGCAAGACTCTTGCTGAAAGCAATCGTGCTGAAATCGTTAAGACAGTAAGCGAAGGCTTGACAGATACAGAAACTGAAAAGTTTATGTCTCTTGTTGAAGAACTCTCTTATGAAGACCAAGCAAGTTTTGAAACAAAAGTAAAGACTATCCGTGAAAATTATTTCACAACTAAAGCAGCTACAGTTAGTTCTGTAGTTACTGATGCTCCAGTAGAAGCGTTGACAGAAGAAGTATCTAAGAAATTAGATCCAGCTATGTCTGCTTATGCTGCACAGCTCAACAAATTAAACAAATAAGGAAATCCAAATGCAATCTCGTCAAGATTTAGTAAAAAAATGGGCTCCGATTCTTGAGCACGAAAGTGCTCCAAAGATTCGTGACAACTATCGTAAAGAAGTAACTGCGGTTCTTCTAGAAAACCAAGAGCGTGAAATGGCTAAGCAACG